ATCGGCCAGGCCATTGTCCGCTCTGGGGGCAAAGAGATATTCCTCAACCCGTCATTCCTCGCCATGTCTCGTATTGGGTCGCCGGAACAGATTGTTGATGCTTTCGTGAAGGTTCATGCCGGGCATTACCCGAAACACCGAATCTCCGATACTCAAATCCTGAAGGCGGCCAATGCCCGATGCTTTGCTGAAATGGCAGCATCTGCGGCAAACGTAGTACGGAATTGCTCTGAGGGTGATATTGCAGAGGTGATTGGTTCGTACTCGGTGAACGCAGAAGGACGGCTGCTGTTCAAGCCTGGGGTTATCCCAATCGAGGATGTTATCCAGCTTGCCCGCCACCTGATTCTGCATGGCGTAATGGGCGATCAGCCGCCGGAGGATTTCGAAGGAAAAAAAGGCGAATACAGTGACAAATTCGATGTACGGTCATTCGTCTACACCGCTGTTGCTCACCTCGGCATGAGCGAGTCTGATGCCTGGAACATGACAATGACCAGCTTCCGCGCCGCCATGAATGCCAAGTTCCCGCAGAAAGAGAAAGCCAGAGTGCCAACCCAGGAGAAATACGACGAGGTTATGGACTGGGCAGAACAGATGCTGGCGATGGATGCGCAGAGGCATGGGCCGCACTAATCAACTTAGGTCGTGTTTTATGCGCTTAGGATGGTTAGCATTATGAGTTCGTCCATGCGGATCACAAAAAAATAAAAAAATTGACCCACCTTAAAACGAAGCCAGAAGCCCCACATTGGACGATAAATTTTGGTGCATCCAGGTACATGGTGATTTTGAGTGTTTTTTGGCGATTTCTAAGGCTGTTCTCAGTGGCGTCCAATCAGTAGAGAGTTGAAGGATCACCCCTAAGGTAATACACTTTGCAAACTTTTAGCATTTAGCTAATTTTGAGTTTGTAGTTTTTATGTCGTTAAGAGCGACAGAGGGGATTAGAATGGCTATCGGTCAAGCGATTGCATTGGCTGCGATAACGCAACAGATGAACAAGGTTCAGGATGCCGTGAATAGTGCATTCAAGCCTTTGATATCTAATGCCTGTGAAATGCCGGAGAGGCTTAATGTTGAGGAATCTCTGCGCAGATGCACAGCAATTGTTGCTAGCTCAAAACTGATCGAAGAAACGGCAAAAGAGGGAATGCAACATTTAGCTAGCATTCGATCTGGCTCTATCGATGCAAGTGGCTTTCCTGAAGGCTTCGTTGAATCTCTAAGTGCCCTGGTTATTGCATGTAAAAATGCGCGCGGACACGTTGTTGAAATGTTCAATGTTGCAGAAAACTCTACTATGTGGAGTGGGCACATGAGCATGTTAAGGCCGTTAAAGAGAAAATACGTGAAGGCCCTTTCCGCTGTAGAAAACATTGCAGGGCAGATGATAACCGAAGTGAAGCAGGCAAGGCCTTCTGCGGTTGATGTTGATTCTTTGGATATTAGTCGCGAAGAAGCAATATCTCTGATTAAAACATCTCACATAATACTGGGTGCCGATTCTCCTAAATGGATGTGAAATGGTAAAAGTCAGCATTACTGAAGGCTTGTTTCAGCAAGCGGCTGCGCATAGGTATGCTCAGATGCTGGCAGAAACCATTTCAAACGGCACGGCTTACTGGTGCTTTGGTTCTCATGGCGGCTTTGAAAGAAGTTATGAGGCCATAGCCGCTAATATCAGGAAAATACACTTAAAGCTGCCAGGGGACAAACCTTGGCCTCCTGAGTACTCCCCAAGCAAGAGAACGTGTGATAATTATTTGGTCTATGCTAAGCATCTATATAACGATGAACATTACCAAATTCTTGCAATTATTAGTCCTAACGCGCACGAACAGATTGATTCGATACTTCCATCTATTATTAAGCTCGTAGAGGAAACCTTCTCCGAGCTTCCTCAGGAAGAGCTTGATAAGCTGAAAACATATGAAGCCTGAGTCCCCAGGCGGGTTTTTGCTCTCTTGACACCCATCCATTACCAGCGCTTTTCCTGTTTCCAGTCGACTGAGATCAATAAATCAGCTTTTGCCGTTGCACCTGTGCTATTCCTGTGTAGGATGTTTCCACTTTTACCAAAGGGGATAGGGATATGAAGAAGATATTTCTTTTAGGCTTTTCGTTGCTTTCTTTTTCGGCTTTGGCCGCATCATACCAGATACAGGTGCCAACTGACTCGAAAGCAACTTACACAGTCCTGGACAAGGGTTCTCAAGGCTCACTAAGAACTATCACGACAAAAAGAGAAGGGTCATCTGGCGTTACATTTTCGCAGCGAATATACAATTGTGAAGCAAACGAAGTTAAATACTTAGGTTCTGGTGAGAGCTTGGAAGAGATGAAGAACTCTAAAGCCGACCCTAGCATGTCGCCAATAGTAAGCGACTCCATTGCTTACTACCTAGGTCGAGAGGCCTGCAAGTAATCCAAACCCGCTCCGGCGGGTTTTTTTATGCCCGGAGATTAAAGATGGCACAGAATGTTGGTGATATTGAGTACACAATCAAAGCTGATACCGCAGAGCTTTTGACCGCAGGTAAAGATGTTAATCGGGTCACAGGGCGGATGGAAAGCGATCTCAGTAAAGCTGATAAAGCAGCCGACAGGCTTAGTACAGGCCTTAATAAAATCGGAGTTGCAATTGCCGGGGCTTTTACCATTCAGGCCGCCCAAAGAATCATAGAAATTGCAGATAGTATGAATACGCTGCAAGCGCGGGTAGCAAGGCTTTCACCTGATGCGGATAAAGCTCGAGAAACCATGTCATCTCTATCCGCTATTGCTTCCGGGTCGGGAAATAGCCTGGAAGAAACAGAGAGACTCTGGGAATCATTAACCACTGCATTAAAAGAGACTGGAGCCACAAATCAGCAAGTCCTCTCATTAACTGACACATTACAAAAAATTGGCACTGTCGGTGGATCTTCAACTGAAGAAATGGCTAACGCTTTAAAACAGTTTGGTCAGTCTATTTCAGGCGGAATCGTTAGGGCTGAAGAATTCAATTCCATCCTTGAACAAATGCCAGAGTTGGCTAGGCAGATTGCCGCAGGTCTGGGAGTATCAATTGGCGGCCTACGCAAAATGATGCTTGAAGGTAAATTAACAGCCCAAGACGCTCTCAATGCAATTCAGAAGCAATCGCAAAATGTTAATGAAGAATTTAGTAAAATGCCTGTCAGTATCGACAGAGCAAAGAACAGCTTAGATGTAGCATTTAAGAATGCAATAAGCGACCTCAACCAAGCCATAGGGCTTACATCTACATTGGCGGGGCTCATGCAAAGCGTCGCCGATAACCTGAACTTCTATAACAATAATGCTGGCAATGCTGCAAGAATGCCAAAGCTGATCAAATTACAGCAAGAGCTCAATGATGAAGTTAAAGACGGGCAGCGGTGGTACGAGACTGATGACAATTTTCAAGAAAGAAGAATTAGTGCGGCATTCAAGTTAAAGCAGGTAGAGGCGGAAATATCACACCTGCGAGCGCAGGCCGCTAACAATGCTAAAAATGGCGGGGCATTTAATGCGCCAGATACGACAGGCGATGACAAAGCCACCCAAAAGCTGCTGCAAAATGCACAGAGAAGACTAGCACTATCAAAACTTGAGGGAGAGGCACGAGCCAGGCAAATGGCGCAGTATGATGCCGAGGATGCTGGCTGGAAGAACAACGACCCGCGCATTAAGCAATTGCAAGATCAATATGCTTTAACTGAGCGCAATACTGCCGCTTTGAAGAAAAACAACGAAGAATCTAAAACATCAGCCACGCAAGCCGCAGCCATTGCTAGCAAGCTGGAAAATTTAAAGCAAGAGGCAGAACTTGTTGCAGACTCGACGCAAACCCTGACAAGGGAACAGCAACTTCTTCGAGCAGAACACTCTCTTGGCTCTAAAGCTACTGATGAGCAGAGAAGCAAGGCAAGGCAATATAAACAAGCCGCTTTAGATGCGGCGGATGCTACCAAGGGTTTTGCTGTCGCCCTTCAAGAGCTGCCAGAAGATGCAGAGAATCGCTCCTATGACGATTCAGTTACAGCAATCAAAGCGGCGTTCAAAGCTCAACTCATAAGTAAAAAGCAATATGATCAAGCCTCAGAACGTCTGGAGGCAGACCATCAGATTAGATTGGCAAAAATCCGGGCCCAGCAGGCAGTAACACCTCAGCAATCTGCAATTGGTGAAATCGACCCGGTTCAGCAATTAGCAAATCAGCACGCGCAGGAACTGGCTCTCATCCAGCAGTTTGAAACCCAAAAGGGCCAGATCACTCAGCGTGGTCTCGAACTGATGAATGCTGCCAATACTCAATACGAGCAGGCCCGTATCGCTGCGCAATGGGAAATCTATCGCAACCAGAGCACCACTAACCAGCTCATGGCTGACGCTGTAGACTCCCTTCAAGGTGGGGCTACCAATGCCATAACCGGGCTGATTAACGGCACCCAGAGCCTTCAGGAGTCCCTGGCAAACATCGGTACTACCATCCTTAACAGTGTTGTTGGCGGCTTCGTTCAGATGGGCGTCGAGTGGGTTAAAAGCCAGTTGATGGGGCAGGCAGCAGCTGCAACCTCACTAGCGTCGACTATGGCTCAGGCTACAGCAGCAGCTTCAGCATGGGCGCCAGCAGCAATGAGCGCCTCAATCGCAACGTACGGCAGCGCCGCAGCAATAGGTCAGGCTGCTTATGCAGAATCCATGGTTGCCGCGAAAGGGTTAGCCCTTGCAGGTGGACGCCGCTACGGAGGAACAGTATCAGCCGGCAACGCCTACCGAATCAACGAAGATGGCCGCTCTGAAATCTTCCAGACCGCAGGTGGGCAGCAGGCATTCATCCCGAATCAGTCAGGGAAGATTATTCCTGCTGATAAGGTTGGAGGAGGCGGTGGGGTGGTGCAGCACATCACTTTCGAAATCAACACCACTGGCGGCATAGACGATGCGACCATGGCTAAGATGGCGCAGATGATGAAGCAGGTGAGCCTGAACACCATCCGCGACCAGCAACGTCCGAACGGGTTACTACGGAGGTAATCGTGCCAGAAACATTCACATGGACACCGCAGCGAGCTTATCAGGTTGAACGTACCCCAAACGTAGCCGTTGTTAAGCTCGGCGACGGTTACGAACAGCGACAGGTGAAGGGTATCAATCCACTGATGGATAAATACTCGCTCACCTTTCGCGGCGTCAGCGGAGCGTGCCGCAGTAACCCTGCGAAGGATGCTGAGGCATTCCTCAAGGCCAGGGGGGCGGTTGAATCGTTCTACTGGACGTCATCCGATACGGGAGTGAGGAAGCTGTTTGTCTGCCGATCCTGGAATATGACAAAGACCGGGCCGCTGTTTGAACTGACGGCCACTTTTGAACAAGTACCACGATAAGCCGAAAGGCGGGAGATAGTTATGACTTTAGAACAACGTGTTGAAGAGTTAGAGGCTATGGTTGATTCAATGAAAGCACAGATGGAAGAAGTTATTAGCGCTCACACCTGTGCTTATAATCAAATCACNGTGCAAACGTCATCAAGGCGGTGACGGAATGGGATATGTCATTCTTCGAAGAAGAACCAGACTACAAAATTCTGACGTGAGGGGATCATGCCCGTTAAAGGTATCAAGCGTGTTCAGATGAACACCCGCAAGGTGCTGAGTGATATCGCTGGCATCCGAACGGAGAAGGTTCTCTATGAAGTCATGAATGCCGGGGCCAACCATGCGGCGCTGATTACTCCGGTTGCGAAAACATCAGTTCTCATCAACAGCCAATACAAAAAACTCGAACCAATGCCATCAGGAATGATTGGGCGGGTGGGTTATACGGCTAACTATGCCGCCGCAGTTAATGCCGCAAGGGGCAAGCTGAAAGGCAAGCCAAGGCCAGACGGCAGCGGCAATTACTGGGATCCAGATGGCGAACCGGACTTCCTCCGCAAAGGCTTTGAGCGAGACGGCCTCAACGAGATTAAGGCCATCATCAAGCAAGGGTACAAAGTATGACGCGTAACGAGGTGTATGACTCACTGAGGGCGTGGTTGCAGTCGCATGGCTTTGATGTTGGTTATCGCGTCCAGAAGCGATTCTGGAATGAGTTGGAGAATACCGAGGGGGAAAGATACCTTGTCATCCAGCAGAACGGTGGCGGCAAGCCAGAAGAAGCGATAACCCGCGATTATTACCGCATCCTCCTCCTGTCAGGCCAGAACGACAGCAATATTAACGAGATTGAAGATCGCGCCGACGCCATCCGCCAGGCGATGATCGACGACTACAAAACCGAATGCATCATTTCGATGCAGCCAATAGGCGGCATCACCGCCATCCAGACCGAAGAATGGCGTTACCTCTTCGATATTTCCTTTCAAACCATCATTTCCAGATAACACGGAGATAAATCACTATGGCGTGTGAATCGGGCGCTTTTACCGGGCGCGACGTCGTCGTTTATTACGCGATTGGATGCCCTGAAGTACAACCCACCGCCAGCGCTTACCGCCGACTCGGCATGATGCGCGGCAAAACAGTAAATGCAGAGTGGGAAACCGCAGATGCGACCGGCGACATGAGCGCTGCATTTACGCAAGAGAACCTCGTTACCTACAAGAATATTTCGTTCTCAGGTGACGGCGTGACCCGCAAAGAGGATGTTTATGCGCAGAACGCGCTTAAGCGTCACGTCTACAACCCGCCAGCAGAGACCAGCAACCAGCCGTATGTATGGTTCAAGATCATCTCTCCGAACGATATCACCGAAGGCCCGTTCATGGTGACATCATGGGGCGATGAGGCGCCGCACGACGACGTTGCCACCTGGTCTGTCGAAGCGTCCAGTGCCGGTCAGGTTGACGTGCGCGACGTTGGTGCAACTATCACCATCACTACCCAGCCACAGAATCGCACGCTGACCGTTGGCGATACGCTGAACCTGTCGGTGGCTGCGACTGTGTCTGACAATTCAGCACTGACTTACCAGTGGAAGAAGGGTGGTAGTGACATCTCTGGCGCAACATCAGCAACATTCACCAAAGCAAGCGTGGCTGCCGGTGATGCCGGATCATACAGTTGTCAGGTATCTTCCTCCACAGCGGGCAGCGTGACGTCCGGGTCTGCTACGGTTGTTGTCAACGCAGCGTGATATCAGGGGCTTCGGCCCCTTTTTTTGAGAGGTTTCATGAAAGCAATAACCGATATCGGCCAGGCCATTGTCCGCGCTGGGGGCAAAGAGATATTCCTCAACCCGTCATTCCTCGCCATGTCTCGTATTGGGTCGCCGGAACAGATTGTTGATGCTTTCGTGAAGGTTCATGCCGGGCATTACCCGAAACACCGAATCTCCGATACTCAAATCCAGAAGGCGGCCAATGTCCGATGCTTTGCTGAAATGGCAGCATCGGCGGCAAACGTAGTTCGGCATTGCTCAGAGGGTGATGTTGCAGAGTTGATTGGTTCGTACTCGGTGAACGCGGCAGGGCGACTGCTGTTCAAGCCTGGGGCTATCCCGATCGAGGATGTTATACAGATTGCCCGCCACCTGATTCTGCATGGCGTAATGGGCGATCAGCCGCCGGAGGATTTCGAAGGAAAAAAAGGCGAATACAGTGACAAATTCGATGTTCGGACATTCGTTTACACCGCCGTTGCTCACCTCGGCATGAGCGAGGCAGACGCCTGGAACATGACGATGACCAGCTTCCGGGCCGCAATGAACGCCAAGTTCCCGCAGAAAGAGAAAGCCAGGGTGCCAACCCAGGAGAAATACGACGAGGTTATGGACTGGGCCGAGCAAATGCTGGCTATCGACGCGCAACGGAACGGACCGCATTAATCTCCTTCGAAGCAACACAACCAGCCTCGCAATAGCGGGGCTTTTTTGTATCCGCAATAAAACTAACGCGCTTCACACGCGCACGTTATAATCCTAGAGCCTACAGAAAGCGAGCCTGAGAGTTAGTTGTACTCTGGGGCGGCTATCTCTGTGTGACAGGCTCACTTTCTATAGGTAAACCTCATGCACTATCCTACCGTATCTGTAAACGGCGTATCCGTTCGTGTCGACAATGAAGGGCGCTACAACCTCAATGATCTCCATGCAGCGGCTGTGGCTGAAGGTAAAGCCACTGAATCACAGCGACCAGGTGAGTTTCTCAAAACCAAGCAAGTTAGGCGTTTCGTGCAAGCCTTGAGCGATGCGAAGAAAATCGCATCGGTTATGACCATTAAGGGTGGCCCACTTCAGGGTTCCTGGGGGCTTGAGCTTATCGCTATACGCTATGCAGCCTGGCTCAATCCACTTTTTGAAATCAAAGTCTATGAGACATTTCAAATGCTGATGCGTCGCGGGTTCGATGCCATGTCCCGTCTCAACAAAATCGACCACGTTATTAACACCGAAACCAAAGCGATCAGTCAGTGCGCCAGCCAGATGGCCCGGTGGGGAGTTGGCGGACGCAAAAAGCTACTCCATGCAGCGCGTGATCGCGTTGCTGATGAGGTGCAAATGTATTTGCCGGGTATTTACTGAAAAAAAGAAGCCGCCAGAAAACTGACGGCCATCAGAGATCCGCAATGGCGCGGAAAATCGGTGATATAGCATTTGAAAACCACAAAGATTGAGGGGGTGGTTGTCGTTTACTCATTTAGTCTATGGCTATAGGATAATGCCTAAAATGGCGTAGAGGGATAAAGGAATGAAAAAACTACCAATTATTGCGATCTGCGTTGCACTCCTCGCTGGTTGCGCAGGAATCATGGAGAAACAGGAACCGATCTGTGAAGGTGTGGCAATGCTCGGCGGGCAAGATACCACCGTGCAGATTTACGGAGTTCGCAAAGTAGCCAACCAGACCCAGTATCGCGCCGGCTATCCGTTCAACTGGCAGTGGGTATCAAAGAACAATTTCTCCAGCACTACCTGCGACAAGAAGCCAGAGATTCGTAACGACCTTCCAACCAAATCTGCCTGATTGAAGCGCACATCCGAACCCGCTTAACTGCGGGTTTTGTCGTTGCGCCGATCCCTGCTGATTATTCCGTCAACTGGTGGTAGGATTTGACCATCTTTTACTGATGGGGATAGGGATATGAGTTTCGCCAGTCAATCTACACAGCAGATATTTCCATTTCCGGCGGACATTGCCTACGAAAAACTGATTGAGGCAATTCCAGAGGTCGGAATGTCTATAAAGCAAAAAGACGATGTTTTGCGCAGAGTTTCCGTTAGTGCTGGTATCTCACTTTTTTCATGGGGTGAAAATGTATCTATCGTAGTTAATGCCGATGGGGATAAGTCGTGTACTGTTGGTATCGACTCTTCACTTAAGCTTGGAGTGAACGTCACTGGGGCGCATAGGCACCAGAAGAATTTTGATAAAATCATCTACGCGCTTAGCAACAAGCTGAAGGAATGGCAAAGACGGCAACCATTGGAACTCGGACCAGAAAAAACTGATGAAGAATACTTGGAAGAGGCAAGAAGAAAAGCTGGCCTGCTCTAAGGAAAAGAATAACTAACAAGACCTCGCTCCGGCGGGGTTTTTTATTGCCTGGAGAAATTGAAATGACCCAGAACGTCGGCGATATTGAATATGTGATTAAGGCCGATACGGCACAGTTGCTGCGTGCTGATAAGCAGGTTCGTGACGTAACCGACGGCATGGAAGGCGGTTTCAAGCGGGCTGACAAGGCCGCTTCATCGCTAACGTCATCCTTTGGCAGTCTGAGCCGCGTAGCTACCTCCCTGATGGCTATCCTGTCGGTTCAACAGGTATCTCAATACGCCGACGCATGGACTACGCTCAATAACAAACTGGCTAACGCCCTCCGACCGAGCGAGCAGCTGGTTGACGTTACTGAACGGGTGTTCAATATTACGCAGCAAACTCGCGGCAGCCTCGACGCTACGGCGTCTCTGTATGCGAGGCTTGAGAGGGCTACCAGAGAGTATGGGACCAGTGCCGACGATCTGGCTAAGCTGACAACCATCATTAACCAGGGTTTTGTTGTTTCTGGTGCGACTGCGCAAGAGGCCGAGAACGCCATTATCCAGCTTTCGCAGGGATTGGCTTCTGGTGCGCTTCGCGGTGAAGAATTTAACTCAGTGAATGAGCAGGGTAACAGAATAATTGTGGCGCTTGCTGATTCAATGGGGGTCAGCATCGGTCAAATGCGCCAGATGGCCGCCGCCGGGAAGTTGACTACTGATGTTGTGGTTAACGGTCTACTTTCGCAGGGAGCTGCGATCGGCAACGAGTTTGCCAACACCACGACAACTATCAGTCAGGCATTGCAGGTTGCCGGGAACAACATCACCAAGTTCTTTGGTGAAAACTCCACGGTAAAAACCGGTACGGCAATTTTCAACGATGCCGTGATCAGCGTCAGTGAGAACATCGGCGCTCTCAGCGCCATCCTGACCGCTGCCGCTGCTGTTATGGGGAGTCGCTACGTTGGCGCCCTGACTATGGCTACTGCTGCGAAGGTAAAGGCCGCAGTTGCTGCAAGAAATCAGTCAGCAGCAGAGATGCAGGTTGCACAGGCTGCGGCAAACAAAGCTACAGCAGATCTCCGCGCTGCCGCCGTCGCAAAAGAACGTGCGCTGGACGAGATCCGCCTTGCTGAGATGATGAAGCAGACAGCGGTTAGCGCGACAAATGCTGCGGCTGCCGAGCAACGCTTGTCTGCCGCACGAACGGCAGCAGCCGGAGCTGTAGATAACTACAATCGCTCTCTTGCGGCAAATAAAGCGGCGCAGGCTGGGTTGTACACAGGTGCCGGGCTGGTTAGTCGTGGGTTATCTCTCATTGGTGGTCCTGCTGGTGCCGCCATGCTCGCTGCCAGCGCGATTCTGTATTTCTCTCAGAGGGCTAAAGAGGCCAGAGACGACGCAAATACACTGGCAGACAGCGTCAATGAACTGAGCGCCAAGTTCCAGACCATGTCGCATACCGAACTGGCAGCCACCATCGGCAAATTGAGCCAGAATCTGCCAACTCTTAGCGATGCGGTATCCGACGCACAGAAAGAATTTAACGACGCTACTGCTGCTGTTCAGAGGCAGGAAAGGGAGATTGCTAACTGGGGAACGAACACTACCCGAGGACGGCAGGCGGCAGAAGCATTAGGAGGCGCTCAGGATAAATTAGCGGTTGCAACACTTGAACTTGAACGTGCTCAAAATCGACTTAGCCAGACGCAGAGCGCTATTAACATTGGACGCGCCACTCTCAACGGAACGATGAGGCAGGGCATCGATCTTCTTCGCCGTGATGGTGAGGAGGCCAGTGTTACCGCCGGAATGATGGGCAAGCTTGGCGATATGATTAATTTCGCTTCAAAGGCGAAGGATAAATTCAACTCCAGCAGTTTGATGGTAGAGCGGCCGAAAGACGTTCAGGATTACCTTGATAAACTGCAAGACCAGGTGACGCTCCAGAGCGAGCTTAACGATCGCAAGCGTGCGCAGTTGAAGGCTGAGCAGGACATCAGAAAACTTGGTGGGACTGAAGCTGATGTCAGACTGGCGAGGGAAAGGGCTGCTGCCGAATACGACGCCCAGCAAGCTCAGCAGAAAGGCAAAAAGGAAACCAAAGACGCCACGTCTGAGGCGTCTAAGGCAGCCACTGCCATGCAGTCAAATGCGCAGAAAATTGCGGACTATAAGCAAAGGGCTGGTCTTGCTGCGACCACCACCCAGGAGCTATCCCGAGAGCAAGCTATCCTGAGGGCTGAGCAGTCCTTAAATAGTAGCGCCACAAAGGATCAGGTGGCTGAAATAAGGAAATATGCAGCAGCAGAATGGGACGCAGCCAATGCGGTGAAGATGCGGCAGCAGGCCGAGCAAGGTAAAAAGTTTGCACAGCAGGAGATCGTCGCAAACGTAACCACCCCCGACGCCGTAACGGGCGCAGTGCAAAATCCAACGGCTCTTATTGATTTGCAGGAGCAGCAGAAGTTAGCGGCACTTGCTAAGTATCAGACCATAGACAAGGAAAATACACAGCTTTACGAAGATGCCAAGACGGCCATTCAGGAGCAGGCAGCAAACGCCAGGAGGAAGATTGCTGTAGATGAGGCCAATGCACAAACTGAGGCGATAGGTTCCATTCTCGGCTCGGCATCGCAGGGCTTTGACAGCCTGGCGTCAATTATCGAAAACACGTCTGGAAAGAGCAGTGGTGCATATGTTGCCATGTTCGCTGCTGCAAAAGCATTCGCGATAGCGCAATCAACCCTGAGTCTTAACACGGCGATTATGCAAGCCATGGCCGATCCGACTGCTCTTACGCCAGCACAAAAAATGGCGAACTACGCAGCCATCGCCTCGGCCGGTGCTTCCCTGCTTTCGAATATTGCAAGTGTCACCATGAGTGGCGGTCGTCGCTACGGCGGTACGGTTTCTGCTGGTAACGCCTATCGTGTCAACGAGGATGGCCGTTCTGAAATCTTCCAGACCGCCGGGGGTCAGCAGGCATTCATCCCGAATCAGTCAGGGAAGATTATTCCGGCAAATAAGGTTGGGGGTAGTGGCGGAGTTGTTAATCAAAATGTCCATTTCACCATCAACACTACCGGCGGCATTGACGATGCGACCATGGCAAAGATGGCTCAAATGATGAAGAAAGTTACTTTGTTCCACATAAGTGATCAGGCTAATCGGCCTGGCGGATTAATCCAACCACGTACAAAAAGGTAAGGCGTGCTAAAATCGAGCATTCTGATAACAAAGGAGAGTTTAGATGGAATATCAAATTGAAGACATCACGGCTTACGATAATGACAATGGAAAAGGTATCCTTGCTAGCGTGTTTGTTAATTATGAAGACCACTGTAAAAGCGTGAAGGTTCGCGTTCATTTACCCTTGCAGCGCGATAAAAGCCTGGCAGAGATTGAAGCAGACATCTTGAGCGAAGCCAAAAAACAGCTCAAAGAACTTGTAGATAGCTTCTGAAAGTTGCCTTAATTAACACAAGCCCGCTTCGGCGGGTTTTTTGTTGGGAGTAATCCATGCCAGAAACATTCACATGGACACCGCAGAAAGCCTACTCCGTTGAGCGCACGCCGAATGTTGCTGTCGTTAAACTCGGTGACGGTTACGAACAGCGACAGGTGAAGGGTATCAATCCACTGATGGATAAATACTCGCTCACCTTTCGCGGCGTCAGCGGCGTGTGCCGCAGTAACCCAGCTAAGGATGCAGAGGCATTCCTCAAAGCCAGGGGTGCGGTTGAATCGTTCTACTGGACGCCATCTGATACGGGAGTGCGGAAGCTGTTTGTCTGCCGTTCCTGGAATATGACAAAGACCGGGCCGATGTTTGAACTGACGGCCACTTTTGAACAAGTACCACGATAAGCCGAAAGGCGGGAGACAGTTATGGCTTTAGAGCAACGTGTTGAAGAGTTAGAGGCTATGGTTGATTCAATGAAAGCACAGATGGAAGAAGTTATTAGCGCTCACACCTGTGCTTATAATCAAATCACTGCGAAATTAGATCAAATTGCCGTAATTCAAGCTGAACGCAAGGCTTGAAGAGCAAGTTTTTCAATCTCACCGATGGTTTTATTCTTTATCTCATCTGGCGCTATATCTAGGTTTACCGAATGAAATTGGTCATTAGGGCCAATCAAATTAGCTTTTAATTTAAATGTATTTCCAGCGACCGCAAAAGAAATAAAGTCAATAGCGTTTAATTTAAATTCTGACATTATTTTTCCTTTATCAGAGGTAATCAGCCATCCCCCTTCGATGGTTACGCCAGTGTCCCACCACTGACGGGCTGAGCTTACACGTTAACCAGGGTTATCAGTAAGCAACATCCTGATATTCAGACAGTAGCCACCACTTGGTGGCTTTTTTTATGGGAGTTTGCCGTGCGCGACATACCAGCAAATTTAATTATCGACAGCGTAGACGCCGGAGTAGGCGCGTTTATCGACCTGTTCGAAGCCGACCTGCAACCCTTTGGCGGAGACCTTATCCGGTTCCATTCCGGCACCAATGGATATTACGGAAATGTGATCTGGAAAGGTAACCAGTACCAGGCGTACCCGATAGCAGTCGAAGGGTTCGAGTCAAAGAACGAAGGCACATATTCCCGGCCAACAATGGTGGTGGCGAACGTCACGGGTTTACTGACGGGCATAAACCATGACTTCGACGACATGCTTGGGGTGGTGATCACCCGCCGTCAGGTTCCGGTGAAATACCTGGACGCGGTGAACTTCCCCAATGGCAACCCTGACGCAGATCCGACGCAGGAAGCGGTTTCCCGCTACGTTGTTGAGGAGATGACGGAAGAGACGTTTGAGCAGGTAAGCTATACGCTGGCAACACCTATCGACTGCGACAACGCCATCATCCCGGCGCGAACAATCCTTGCCGACGTGTGCCAGTGGCAGTATCGCGGCGTCGGGTGCGGATATGACGGGCCGCCGGTTGCAGATGAGCGCGACAATCCAACCACTGACCCGGCGAAAGATAAGTGCTCTCACCGCCGTAGCGGCTGCCGCTTCCGTTATCCACGACCGGAACCAATGCCGATCAGCAGCTTCCCCGGATCTCAGAAGGTTTCATGATGCAGGAATTACTCGATTATGCGGCATCGTCGCAGGATGAGGTGTGCGGCTTAATTCTGGAAGGCGGGCGACTGTTCCGCTGTCGGAATGTTCACCCGGAGCCGGGAAATCACTTCCGAATCAGTGATGATGACTGGCTGGCGGCCGAGGAGGCTGGAGAGGTGACTGCGGTATTCCACTCTCACCCAATGAACAGCCCGGTTCTGTCCGGATCCGACCGTAAATGCCAGGTTGCATCGGGCCTTCCATGGGTGCTGGCCTGTAACGGGAAAATCAGAACGTTCAGGCCGTTGGATTACCTTTTGGGGAGGCGGTTCGAGCACGGAGTGACTGATTGTTACTCGCTATTCCGTGATGCGTATCACCTGTGCGGCATTGACCTCCCTGACTTCGAAAGGACGAATGGCTGGTGGCTGAGAGGGGAGAATCTCTATCTGAACAACATGTCGCGCAATGGCTTCAATCAGGTATCGCCGGGAGAAGCGCTGCCAGGTGACGTAATAATCAGGCAGCCATTCCCCGGCGCCGACCCTTGCCACGCAATGATTCTGCTCGATGGCAACATGGTAATTCATCACGACCATGCTGGACACCTTAGTCGGAGAGAACCAATGCGCCCGGCATACGTTAAGCAGATGCATTCCATATGGAGACATGAACAGTGCTCATCTTTAAATTTGCAGGGCATTTACGCCGACATTTCCGCAAAGTCGAGCTGAACGTTGATACCCCTGCCCAGGGCATTCGTCTTTTGCTTGCTCAGAATCATGAGTTCAAAAAAGCATTCCTGAACGCCAGAGTAAGAATGCGAGTGGCGGGTGAGGATGTTGAAACGTCTTCGGTGCAGTGGCACATGGATCGGCGCCTGAAGGATGGCTCTGTAGTGCTGTTTGTCCCGGTGGTTGAGGGGGCGGGACTTGAGACCAGTACGATAGTTCTCATTGCCTCACTGGTGCTGTCTGCCGCCTCGGTTGCTTACTCCATCTACATGTCCCGGAACATGAAAAGCAAAACTTCAGCGGAAGCGGCCGAAACAAACACCCTCACGAATAACTCGTTTACCAGTGCAGAAAACAGGGTCGGGCAGGGACATCCCGTGCCGATACTGCTCGGTGAGATGGAGGTCGGCAGCAACGTAATAAGTCTCGGCATCGACACATCTAATAATTCCGACTGGGAAGAATCAATCAGCTAAGGTGGCGCTATGTCTTCAGGTGGCGGTAAAGCATCAACCCCAAAACTACTCGACGATAACCTCAAATCAAAACAATTCTATCGGGTACTGGATCTGATATCTGAGGGGCCAATTGCGGGCCCGGTGGATCAGGAGCACCTGTCTTCATTCAAACTGAATAAGACGCCTATCACTGACTCGAACGGTAATGTCAACGTGAACGGCATTAGTGTTGCCTGGCGACCTGGATCGGAGACTCAGGAGCCAATCAACGGCTTCTCTGCAATCGAAGCGACGACCATTGTTAACACTGAGGTCACTTACGACACCCCGCTGGTTAGAACCGTGACAGATCAGGACGTGACCCGCGTTCGTTTTAACATCGGTGTCACCGGGCTCATGGAGCAGGACTCCAAGGGTAACCAGAAAAACACCTCTGTAACGATGGTTATCGAGACCAGAACTGGCTCGTCGGGCTGGGTCATGGAGAAGACGGTGACGATTACAGGGAAAATCTCTGGCGAGTACCTTGAGGCGCACGTCATTGATGCCCCCGACACCAAACCGTTTGATATCCGCGTTCGCCGCATTACGCCTGACAGCAGCAGCGATTTGCTGTCAAACGGGACTGTTTGGAACAGCTACAGCGAGATCACCGACGACAACCTTAGCTATCCGTTCTCTGCTGTTGCCGGCTCAGTCATCGACCGTGACCAGTACACCGACACGCCGAGCCGCACATATCATCTTCGCGGGCTGATCGTTGACGTACCGGATAACTACGAGCCAATTGCCAGAACTTACTCCGGGCTGTGGACGGGGGGCTTCAAAAAGGCATGGACTAACAACCCGGCGTGGCTGTTCCGTGAGCTGGCGAAAAACACCCGATTTGGCCTGGCGAAACGCGCCGGATACATCGATGTTGACGATGGCGCACTCTACATTCTGTCGCAATATTGCGATCAGCTTGTAGATGATGGGTATGGCGGCAAAGAGCCACGCATGACGTTCAACGCCTACATCACAGAGCAGGCGAGTGCGCGAGACATTCTCGACAAGATAGCGAGCATGTTCCGTGGCATTGCGCTGTGGGACGGCCTGCGCCTGTCCGTAATGCTGGACGCTCCACAGGATCCGATTGCGACAATCACGAACGCCAACGTTGTGAATGGCGAGTTCAAACGAAGCTCTGTAAAGCGTTCAGAGAAATACAATGCGGTTGTAGTGTCCTGGACTGACCCCGACAACGGATGGGAGCAGGTGAAAGAGTACGTTTCCGACGATGAGATGATAGCCAAAGGGAACTACAACGAAACCACTTTGGAGGCGTTTGGCTGCACCTCTCGCGGACAGGCATGGCGGGCAGGTAAATGGCTGCTGGAAACAGCAAAGCGTGAAAGCAGCAGACTGTCTTTCCAGATGGCACGCGATGCTATCCACTTCACGCCGGGTGATATCGTTGAGGTCATGGATAATGACTACGCAGGAACTCGCCTCGGGGGGAGAATTGTTTCTCATTCCGGGAGGGTGATAACGGTTGACGCGGTTGATTCCTCGGTAGTAACGGACGGCTCCACTATGTCGATTATGGGGAGGGACGGAAAGTTCTCTCGCTATGAGATTGATGGCGTTAACGGAAACAACGTCACACTCAAAAACGAACCTGAATGGGTGAGGGCGGGAACTGTATTTGCCATTTCAACCGCAAGCGTTGCGATTCGCCTTTTCCGGATACTGAGCGTTGCCGAAACGGAAAACAACTCCGTATACAGCATAACGGCCTCATTGCACGACCCCAACAAACAGGCCATCGTTGACGAGGGTGCAGTGTTTGAAGTTCCCAGCGATACGCTGAACGGCTACCGCGTGCCTAAAGTGGAAAACCTGCGAATCCTGAACACAAACACCGAGACCGTCCAGGTTACAGCAACGTGGGAGACGGCAACCACTACTAAAAAGCTGGTGTTTGAGCTGTACATCTACAGTGCTGATGGGAAGCTGGTATCTCAGTACGAAACAGACCAGTTCCGTTATGATTTTTACGGCCTTGCTGCCGGTAGCTACACGCTTGGCGTTCGTGGGCGCAATGAAAACGGGATGAAAGGCGCCGAAACTCAGGTGAGTCTTATTATAGGCGCGCCAAAGGCTCCTAACTCCGTTCAGTGGATACCCGGACCATTACAGGCCACTCTGGTGCCAGTTATGTCTGTAACGGCAACATCAGATACCTCTTTTGAGTTCTGGTACGCTGGCGAGACGCCAATCCCATTAACCGATGACATTGAGAACAAAACTCAATTCCTCGGAAGGGGGAACCAGTGGACCATTCAAAAGCTCAAGTTTGACCACGTTTATTACGTTTATGTCCGGACACGCAACGCGTTCGGGGTTTCTGATTTTGTTGAGGCTTCAGGAAAGCCAACGGATGACTTTAGCGATATCACCGATGCAATCCTGGAGGAAATTAAAGAGACTGATACGTTCAAAGACCTGATCGAGAGCGCGGTGGAGAGCAGTGAAAAGTTCGCAGAACTGGCTGATGCAATCAAAGAGAACGCAGACGGCCTTGCTGCTGCGGTTGGCTCGAACAGGCAGACCGCTGAAGCAATCATCGGAAACGCGCTGGCTATTGCCGATGTTGTCGTGCGCCAGGCAGCCCAACAGGGCGCTAACTCTGCGACCTTCGAACAGCTCCGGGAGGTGATCGCCACTGAGACGGAGGCGCGCGTAACGGATGTTACCCGTCTTGAGGCAAAAACAGCGCAGAACGTAGCGGGAATTACCGAGGTAAGGCAGGCTCTGTCAGATGAAGCTCAGGCAAGGGCTACTGCTGTTGATCAGCTCACTGCGAGTACTCAGGTCATTTCTGATAAAGCTGATTCGGCTTCGAGTAAAGCTGACGCTGCATCAGGTAAGGCAGATGCAGCTGAACAAGCCAGCTCACAAAACACTGCTGATATCACCACGTTGCGACAGGTTGTCACCGACACGACTTCATCAATGGCATCCCGCCTGGAGGAGCTGGGAGCAAGAACCGATACTGCCAGCGGCGGCATCCAGAATAACGCTATCGCGCTAATAACGAGTACGCTGGCGCAGGTTGATCAGCAGGTGAGACTCAGCGCGCAGTACGGTGACAGCAAGGCCGGCATCGATCGTATTGATAATGTTATGGCAAGCGACAGGGAGGCAACAGCGCGTTCGCTGCTGAGTTTGCAGACTGACGTGAACGGCAACAAGGCAGCAATCAACAGCCTGAACCAGACGTTTTCCAATTATCAGCAGGCCACGGCCACGCAGATAAACGGCATCACGGCGACCATCAACGGGCACACTTCAGCGATCAGCACTAACGCTCAGGCGATAGCAAACGTTAGTGGTGACCTGAAGGCGATGTACAGCATCAAGGTTGCCGTGGACGCGAATGGAAAGCAGTATGCCGCCGGAATGGGGATCGGTGTAGAAAACACTCCATCGGGCATGCAGTCGCAGGTGCTGTTCCTGGCGGATCGCTTCGCCGTCATGGCGCAGGCGGGGGGAGCGGTTACACTGCCGTTCGTTATCCAGAACGGGCAGGTGTTTATCCGGGAAACCTTCATTCAGGACGGCACCATCGGCAACACCAAGATTGGCAACTACATCCAGTCCAATAACTATGTCGCTGGCTCAGTCGGATGGAGGCTGGATAAGGGAGGTACGTTTGAGAACTACGGTTCGACAGCTGGTGAGGGAGCCATGAAGCAGACTAATCAAACGATCAGTGTCAAGGATGCCAACAATGTGTTGAGGGTGCAGATCGGGAGAATCACGGGAACATGGTAACGGGAGGTCTCTTACGGGGCCTCTTTTTTTTCAGGAGGACTGGATGGCGGAATATGGTGTTCAGACATGGGACGCCTCAGGCAATGTAAATAACTATGGCGTTAAGCCTGTCAGCGTTTGTGGCTATCTCCAGCTGGCCCAGAACCAGAAAACAGGCTCTTACACCGTAGCGCTTCCACCGGGTTGCAGGCTGACCTATTTTCAGAGCATGAACGGCGATCAGTTTGGTACGAGTCGGAGGAAGATCACCATTTCAGGGGGAACAGCAACAGTGTCAGCAGTAGGCGATACCGACTACTCAGCAGGGACTGAGCCTGCGGCAGCGGCTTATCTCATTTTCCAGATCGAGAGGGCATAAATGGCGGAGTATGGCGTTTTACTGACGACCACGAGCGGGGAAGTATGGGTGACCGCGAACAGCTCGCCAATCGCTCTTCAGGCGCGAAGGACAGCGGCACTTCAGGGAACATCGGGGTTCAATACCAAAGTGACGCACACATTCCCCGCAGGTCAGCCCGTTGTCGCGTTCGTTCATTGCACGGTTGAGGTCGAAATCACTCAGACGATAAGCGGGAACACCATCACGATTGATTTTCTCAGACCGAATGCAACCGGCACAGCCTACGTTTATTTTTTCTCTATTTTCCCGCAGACAAAGCCAGACTACGGGCTGGCTGTGTGGGATGCATCAGGGACGCTGATTTTAACAAACGAAACGCGCACGCTGAGTGATGTTGTCACCCTCGGTACCGCCGGGGTGGATGCCAGCTCAGGATACAACATCAATACAACTCTGGCGGGGAAGTGGGCCTGTATGCCTGCCATGCTGGGGCTAATTACCGGGGTTATATCGGCTGGCGGTCAGCCGCAGCCATACTCGGCCATATACAAGAGCATGGCAAAACTTGAGGGAAGCAATACGCGGATATTCGCCAGGCCGCAGACAACCCCCGGCGGCAACCTTCAGAACGTCGCGTATTCGAATCTGAGGAACGTGATTATGGCCATTAACTGCGCCAATTATGATTGATCGTTTTTAGCGATCAATTTTGAATAATTGATCTACCAAATCAATTATATCCCGTTGATTCATATTGTTATTGTGTAGCTTCATGAATGCCCTGGGATATAACCACTATGAAAAATATGATTCTTTGCCTGGCGGTGGCGGTATTGCTCTCCGGTTGCGCTGGCGTTATTGAGAAGCAGCAACCCGTATGCACCGGAACAGCCCTGGTCGGCGGACAGGAAAGCAGCGTCCAGATCTACGGAGTCCGTAAACAAAACAATCAGACGCAGTACCGCGCCGGCTATCCCTTTAAATGGTCATGGGTGAGCGCCAACACGTTCACCAGCACCACCTGCCACTAACCCGTTCAGTTTTGAACAAACCTCGCTCCGGCGAGGTTTTTTATTGCCTGGAGAAAACATGATTTATACCACTGGCACTATCGCCATCAGCGGAAACACCCTTACAGGTACCGGCACAAACTTCACTGCTGCTGGTTCTCTTATTCGTAACGGCTGTACCGTTATTGCAATGACCAGCCCTGTGCAGGTATTTCAGATTACCGCGATTGGAAGCGCAACAAGCCTCACTGTTACGCCAGCGGCCAGCCCTGCCATTCCGGCTGGAACCAAATACGCCATTCTTCTGAGCGACAGCCTGAGCGTGGACGGTCTGGCGCAGGACATCGCTGAAACCTTCACAATGTACCAGCGCTATATGAGCGGATTCGCTGATGTGATGAACGGGACATCTGATGTCACCATCACTATCAATGGCGTTGCCGTTACCGTACCTGGTCAAAAATCACTGGCGAAGAAAGGTGCAAACAGCGATATCACCAGTCTTTCCGGTCTGACAACAGCGCTCAGCATTGAGCAGGGTGGAACCGGTGCGAAAAATGCATCAGGCGCTCGTACAGGGCTCGGTCTTGGAAACAGCGCCACACGAGACGTTGATAGCCAGTTTAGCCCGGGAACCTCTTACCTCAATGGTGCGGCAGTAATGGCGCAATGCCATCGCGATTATCGCAACCTCGGCCCTTATGATGGTATTTCACAATATCCGCTCGGCATGTCTTTTGGCATACAGCTTGGAGGGAATGGCTGGGGTGGAGGCAGCGGAGTTGATACTTACACGGGCATGTTAACACTCCGTGGCTGGCATGATTCGTCGGGTGGTGGCTACACGTCATGGCAGCTTGCCTCAACCTCCCAAGGACTGAAGTATCGTCAGGGCAATGGAACCATCCTGGGAAATACTAACGTCGGGTTCTCCACGACGCACACCCTTTATTCGACGCAGAACACCACGAAAGCCAGCGACGGAACGCTCAAGGCTGCATCACCGATCGCCAGAATCGTTAAATCCCAGGAAGATAACCAGCGTACCGATGTTGACGAAGTGGGCTTCACCTGGTGCGGCTGCGGTACGGCGAACGCCGAGGCTGAAGGAATCAAAATCTCGAGACTGGATGTTGGGGTGTATGTTCTTATCGGCTCGGCAGGCCTGGCATCAGAAGGCTGGCAATTGCTGCCGCCAATGGATCCGGGTGGAATGGGGGAACTGGGTGTTGTTGAAGCAGAGCAAACCGAAAGCGGTGGTTTGACGATTCGGCTTTTTAAGCGGAAATACATGCTGAGCGATGAAGGGGAGATCGTCAAAACAAAAGGGGCTCCTATGGATGTTCCGGCTAACAGCTGGATCGACGTACGCCTCGACATGCCAGAGGATAGCATCTGGAATACAAGATCTTCTGAAGCTTCTCTGGAACTGACAGAGCAGCCAGCAGTCATTCAGCCTTAA